GAGACAGACAATGCCTAATTGGTGTATGAACAGCTTAACTATCAAGGGTAACCCTGACAAACTCAAGGCTATCCTAGAAGCAGCAGACAATGGTGAGATGCTACAACACATGGTGCCTATGCCTGAAGAGCTTAAGGATACAGATGGTAGCATGGATGGTATGAACTGGTACTCATGGCGACTAGAGAATTGGGGTACTAAGTGGGATGCAGGTGAAACCTATGGTGACATTGATGGTGACACTCTATCGCTTAGCTTTGACACAGCATGGGGTCCACCCACTACAGCATATGATACCTACACACGTGAGAATGAAGACATGCATATCGAAGCAGGATACTACGAACCCGGGATGTGCTTTGTTGGTACGTATGACAGTGGGCTAGGAACAGATCGGTCTTGGGATATAGACTTCAGTGAAGAAGATTGGCGAGATGATCTACCCCAAGATGTGATTGACGAGTGGGACTTGGATGCTGAGTACGACAACTGGAAGGAGTGGCAGGAGGAAGATGAGGATGCTTAGATACCGCATTAACTTTTATGATAACGCAGGTAAACTTATCTGTTGGTACACAACAAGTAACAAGTCAGAGGCTGAGTCAGTAGCCAAGACTAAGTTCAATGAAGTGAAGGTGAGTAAGATAAATGTTACAGCATGACAAGCGTGTTGTCCCAGCGCAGAAGCATTACGATTGGCTGATGAAGTGTGCCGATGATGCGTACTGGAAGGGTGACACAAAGACAGGTAAGCTACGTGAGATCGAAGCAAGCCACGTTAAAAAAGCAATCGACGCAGGTGAAGTATGGTATCCAATGTTCTAGGATATCTATGGGCAGCGTTTATCTTATGGCCTTTTGTATGGATGATGTATGAATGGATCGCAAACTGATGACCCGCATGATGACGTTACGCATTGGATTGGTAAGCTACCTAAAGCGGATAGCAATAGCACTAAGCGTATTGACAAACGTAATCTTAGGAGGCAATCTAAACCAGACATTCTCAGCGAGGAACTGGGAGTGGAAGAGGAACGGTAAGCCACACATAGTATGGCTTATAGATGGAGTATTTGGTAAGGACCACTGCAATACGTGTTGGTCCTACTGGAAAACAAGGAGACAATGGTAATGTTACAAGACAAAACCTATAAGATTAAAACTTGGGATCACAATGATGCGGTGATATATGTAACGGAGAGTTATAGCTACACTAAGCCTGATCCAAATGATCCTCCACATAATAAGTGGGTAACAAAGACAGAACTCATAGCTGTAGTACCAGTTAGTACTGTCAATAGTGTAGACGATACGTTTATACAACGAGTGCAGGATACAGCAAACTCCTTAGCTCAATTGTATCAGGACACACCTGACAGTGAGGTCAAGGTACAGTACGTTATAAACGCACACCCTTACGTAAACTAACAGGAGACAGTTGTGATGATCATTGCATGGTGGAGCGCAGGTGTAACTAGCGCAGTAGCAACTAAACTAGCTATCGAAGAGTATGGCGTGGACAATGTAGTACCTATCTACTTTGCTATAGACAGCGCCCACCCTGACAACGCACGGTTCAAGCAGCAATGCGAAGAGTGGTACGGTAGAGAGATCATCGTTGAACGTGCACCACCTAAGTACAAAGACCAGTTCGATGTCATACTTAATGATAACTATGTCAACGGGCCAGGTGGTGCAAGATGTACACTCGTACTTAAGAAGCGTGTGCGTCAACGTCTTGAGCGTGAGCTTGAGTATGATGGTCAGGTGTTTGGCTTTGAGTACAGCAAGAAGGAGATCAACAGAGCGATCCGATTCAAGGAGCAGTACCCTGATGCTAAGCCTCTGTTTCCATTGATAGAAAACAAGATGACTAAGCCTGAGACTTTATACTATCTTGAGCAAGCAGGTATCAAACGTCCTGTAATGTATGACTTAGGTTACGGTAACAACAACTGTATTGGCTGTGTCAAAGGTGGCATGGGATACTGGAACAAGATACGTCGAGACTTCCCTGAAGTGTTTGATAAGATGGCTAAGGCTGAACGTCAGGTAGGCAATAGCTGCATCCGTAACAAGTTCTTAGATGAGCTAGACCCTGATGCAGGGCGAGAGCAGAAGATGATCATGCCTGACTGTGGTAACTTCTGTGACATAGAGTTCAGTGATGTACTACACCCAAGACTTGAGGAAGTATACGAGGAACCAGTACAACTGAAGTTAATATAGAGGAGACAAGAATATGAATATCCCCAAGGGCAATGCCAAACTATCTGAGATCGTAGAGTTTTTCCTCCTGTCCTCTGCGTTTCGTAGGCTCTCTTCGGCATCTCAACGAGACTATGAATCTCATCTCATGTCAGTTATCAACACTGAAGTTGAGGGCAAAGACCTTGGGGATTACCGCTGTAGCAAACTAAAGGTACGTCACCTGACACAAGCCTATGATGAGTGGCTTCTCACAGGGGTACGCACTGCTAACTATCGCAAGTCTGTCTTATCAGCTGCATGGAAACACGCAATGCGTCATGACGTAATGATCAACAACCCTGTAGCCCTAGTCAAGACTGTATCTCAACCTCCCAGACGTACAGTATGGACACGTGAACAGGTACAGACATTCCTTGAGACTGCTTACAGTGACTTCCGTTGGCGCAGCATTGGTCTGATAGTACATATGGCATATGACTGGGGGCAGCGAGTCGGTGACATGAGAGTGATCACGTGGGATAAGCTAGACCTAACTGAGTGTCGTATGGACCTGACACAATCCAAGCGTAACGCAGAGATACATCTCCCAATATCTCAGGGGTTGTGCAATATGCTGCGCCAACAGAAGGAGGACTTTGGTTACCAAGAATACGTAGCACCACGTGTTAAGCCACGAGCAGGTGCATACACACCTTATGATAAAGTAGAAATATCTATTCTTATCAATGAGATACTAGAGGAAGCTAACCTACCACTTGAACTTACAGCTATGGACTTACGCCGTACTGCTGTGACTGAGATGATGGAAGGAGGCGTTGACTTAGCTAACATCATGCAGGTAACAGGACATAAGAACATTGCGTCAGTTAAACCCTACATGGTCAACACATTAAGCGGTGCAACTAAAGCACTAGCAGCGAGAGGTAACGATGATGACGAGTTATAAAAAGCAAAGAGCGTATGCCGCTGACCTAACCACACACGGTGACTATCGTGGTGACTGCCCCTTCTGCAGAGGACACAAGACATACACTGCGACAATCAGTACAGGTACATTGAAGTGGAATTGCTACAAGCTAGGTTGTGATGTGAAGGGTATGTATGATACAGACATGACAGCCAGAGAGATCATGGCACACATGCGCCCAGCGCAAGAGCAACAACCAAAAGAGATACAGACCATGGAGCTACCCGCACAGTTAGTAATACCTACACCACAACATACCAAGCATAACCGATTCATGCGCCGTTGGGGTATCGTTGGTGGTACATATTATGACGTACAGCAAGAGCGTGTCGTCTTCCCTATCTATCACAAGGGTAGAATGATTGATGCAATAGGACGTGCGGTAGGTATAAAGAAACATCCTAAGTGGTATCGCTACACTGGTGCTGCACACTACTACACAATAGGTGACGGTGATGTAATGCTAATCGTAGAGGATGTTATCTCTGCTATCGTAGCATACCAGGAGCTATCCAACGTAACCTGTATGGCTATCTTAGGTACTACCATGAACGATAAACACTTCGCTAAGATAGGAGAGTATGATCGTTCAGTTATTGCTCTTGATCCTGATGCAATAGGTAAGACTATTGAGTATCGTAGAGAGATTGAACTATGGACAGGCAAGCAAGCTACAGCCCTGAGTTTGTCTGATGATATTAAATACCGTATGCCAGAGGATATGGAAAAACTACAGGAGTTATGTGGAAAATGAAACAGTATGCAGTAATGATTGATGTAGATGGTGACTGGATGTATGTACCTGCTAACGCAAACATGTTCTATAATCACCCTGCGCCAAAGATATTCAACAACAAAAGAGATGCAGAAGAAGAAGCTGCACGGTGGAACACAGGTGTGGTGGTAGACTACAATACAAAAGCTATCCTTCCGTTCACCCAAGAGGAACGTAAGGCTGCAATGCAAAGAGCAAAGGCTAACGGTAATGCTTAACTTTTTCTATGGTGTTGTATTCATGTACTTGTTTGCACTACCCTTCCTACATTATCTTGCATCACCCGTAGACGAGGAAGATACGGGCGCACCTACACGCTTCGCATTGATGTGGCCTTTAGCTGCACTCGAAGTTTATTATAGAATACTTACAGGAGACACAGACGATGATGGAACTGGCCCTACTTAAAACACTACTGAACCGTGAGTTCTACAACAGACACAAGGGCATCAAGTGTCCTGACAAAATCTTTAGCAAAGATGTACGTAAGATCAAGCAAGCACTTGATGGTGCCATGGAAGCATACGATGGTGACTTAACTGTCGCTGATCTAGAAGCTGTGTTCAATCGTATGAATGCTAGTATGACTACAGCTACACGTGGTGCATACGAAGACTTGTTCAAACGCATCAGCATCACTGAGCCTATCAAAGAAGAGATAGCACAGGATACACTGTCTCAGTTATTCCAACAGCATGTCGGTGATCGTGTTGCTAACCTAGGCTTTGACTTTGTGAATGGTACAGAGAATAGCCTTGAACCTTTACGACAACTACTTGAGGAATACAAAGATGACTTTACTCCTAATCTTCGTGTTGACTGGGATGACAATAGCCTTGACACAATACTTGAAGCCACGCTTCTGGAATCCAAATGGAAGTTCAACATTTCTTCCTTGGCTCGTCGGGTGGAGGGCGTTAGTGGCGGTCATCTTATCTTGGTTGGTGCTCGTCCCAACACTGGTAAAACTAGCTTCCATGCCTCTTTACTAGCGGGACCAGGTGGTTTTGCACACCAAGGTGCTAAGTGTATTATACTATCTAATGAAGAGGCGTACACGCGCGTGTGTGCACGTTACATCAGTGCCTCTACCAATATGACAATGAAGGAGGTACGGGAGAACAAAGCCCTAGCTCACAAACGTTACGACGATATAGCTAAGAAGAACCTTTTTATCAAAGATAGCACAGGTAAGAACATGTCATGGGTTGAGGCTGTGGTTAAACAGGAACGTCCTGACATCTTAGTTCTTGACATGGGTGACAAGTTCGCTGATATTAGTAGTGAGCGTAGCGACATCACGCTCAAGACTGCAGCCATCCATGCACGTAACATAGCTAAGCAGTACAACTGCTGTGTGATCTGGATGTCGCAGCTATCAGCAGAGGCTGAAGGTAGAGCTGACCTAAACCAAGCTATGATGGAGGGATCAAAGACAGGCAAGGCTGCAGAGGCTGACCTAATGATCCTCATTGGTAAGACAAAACAAGCAGAGGGTGAGGATGAAGACCCAGTTCGTTACCTCAACCTAGCTAAGAATAAACTGAATGGATTCCAAGGGAAGATAACCTGTATGTTAGACGGGGAACGCTCTATCTATTCAGCATGAGGTGAGACATGAGAGTAGTACTAGACGTAGAGAATAGCGTCACCAAACGAAACGGTAAGGACCACATGGACCCATTCGAGCCTAGCAATGAGCTAGTCCAAGTGGGTATGGTTAATGCTGATGACCACAAGCAACGGTGGATAGTTAACCTAAACCATGACGAGGCTAAGGATAGCACAGGCAAGGGCCGTAAGTTTATACAGCAAGTGTTAGACATGACCACGCTGTTGATAATGCACAACGCACAGCACGATCTTATGTGGTTGTGGGAGTCAGGCTTCCAGTATGATGGTAGCATATATGACACCATGTTAGCTGAGTATGTGCTTGACCGTGGGCAACGCAGTCCACTTAGCTTGGCAGCATGTGCTGAGCGCAGACAACTAGAGGTACAAAAAGATGACACGCTCAAGAAATACTTTAAAGAGGGGTACAACACGAATGAGATACCTCTCTCTGAGCTTAGCTTTTATCTTAGGCATGATCTCCTCACAACTAGTGAGCTGTTCCACAGTATCGAAAAAGACTACGCCGATCCTGCCAGTGCCTCCCTTCATACAATCAGAAGAGTTACCTTCGAAACCTGCAAGACCCTTACCAGAATGTACATGTCAGGGATCAGGGTTGATCTTCAAGAGCTTGGGCGAGTAAGGGAGCAGTTTGAAAATGAAAAAGCAGAGATCGAAGCGCGTCTGCAAACCAAAGTCAGGGAACTTATGGGCGCGACCCCTATCAATCTTAATTCGCCTGAGCAGATGTCACAAGTCGTCTTCTCTAAACGCATTAAGAATAAGGGGGAGTGGAAGGAGCTATTTGACTATACATCAACTGTTCAAGAATACAAGGAAGCAGTCAAAGCGAATAGTGAAACGATCTACCGCACTAAAGCATACACCTGTCCTACGTGTGAAGGGCAAGGGAAAACGTATAAAGTAAGGAAGGATGGAACAAAGTATGCAAAGCCTAACAAATGTAAGGCATGTGATGCCCGTGGCTTTAAGTTGGAGGAGACTAACATTGTGGCAGGTCTTAAGTTCACAGCACCTAACAAGGATTGGGTTAGTGCTAACGGATTCAGCACTGGCAAAGATAACCTTGATGCTCTTATGGCAACTGCTCGTACTCGTAACATGTCTGATGCTGAGTCTTTTCTCAGCGATCTTAAACGGCTCTCTGCTGTTAGTAGTTACCTATCTGCTTTTGTTGAGGGTATAGCTAACTACACTAAACACGATGGATTCCTACACGTGGGGTTGACCCAACACATTACTGCCACAGGACGATTCAGTGGACGTAACCCCAACATGCAGAACATGCCACGCGGTGGTACATTCCCGGTGAAGAGGGTGTTTGTATCTCGTTGGGACGGTGGCAAGATAATGGAGGCAGACTTTGCCCAACTTGAGTTCAGAACTGCAGCGTTCCTCGCGCAGGACGAAACGGCGATGGAGGAGATCGCAACAGGATTCGACGTACACTCGTACACAGCGCAAGTCATTACTGAAGCAGGGCAACAAACGTCCCGACAAGAAGCAAAGGCGCACACCTTCGCTCCCCTCTTTGGAGCCACTGGATATGGACGTTCAAAAGCTGAAGCCGCCTATTACCATCACTTCGTCGAAAAGTACAGAGGAGTAGCAGAGTGGCATAGGAACTTAGGTGAGGAGGCTATACGCTTCAATAAGATTACTAACATCTCTGGTAGGCAGTACGCATTCCCTGACTGTAGACGTAGAGACAATGGTATGCCTAGTCACTTCACCATGATTAAGAACTACCCAGTGCAAGGCTTTGCTACAGGTGATGTCGTACCCGTTGTACTCAATAGACTTCACGAATTGTTACAACCGTTACAATCCTGTGTAGTCAACTCAGTGCATGACAGTATGGTGGTAGACGTACATCCTGACGAAGAACAGAGGGTTCTACATATAGTAGAACTACTTAACCAAGGTATCAACGAACTAGTGGAAAAGACCTACAAGGTAAAGATGAATGTACCTCTATTATTAGAGGCTAAGATTGGACCTAATTGGCTTGACACAGTAGACGTTTAGTGTATAACTAAGCACTCTTTGACTCTATAGAAAAGGATATAGAAATGAGTAATGAACTAGCAATCGCAAACGAGCGTGGTCAATCAATGGCTGAGCTTATGGGTGTGTCTGCATCAGGTGGTGAGGCATCACCAAGCATTGCACGTATTGGTATGTTGCATCAGCCTATCAAAGGTGAGATCGACGTAGGTGGTAAGACTGTTAAGACAGATGTAGTACCTGTCGGTTCATTCATCCTCAACCAGGGTGAGACAAAAATATATTCACCTTCAATCACAGTACGTATCTTTGCACAGCGTCAGCAGTGGCAGCGTTGGAACAGTGAAACAGAAGAGATGGAGAAGTCTGTCTTAGCTAACTCACTGAGCGGTGACATGAAGGATAGCATTGGTGGCTTCAACCTAGGGCGTCCGTCTGGTTGGATCGAAGACTTCAACGCACTACCTGATGCAACTAAGGCAATCATCCGTAGTGTTAAGCGTGTCAATGTGTACTACGGTACAGTCACAATGCATGGTGCAATGGACGATCAAGGTAACATGGTGGGTGATGACCCTACTGATGTACCGTTTGTCATGGATGTAAAGAACCGTGACTCACTGAAGTCTATCAACGGTGTGATGAATGCACTGAAGCGCAAGAACTTACTACCTATCATGTCAACTATCAAACTGACTGGTGTAGAGGATAGCATTCCTACAGGTGCAGTCTTCGGTAAGATCGAAGCATCTATGGGCAGCAAGGTTGACATCGTAGAGGGTGACAACGAAATGCTGAAGGACTTCATTGAACTGATTGAGTACAGCAATGGTAAGATTCTTGATCTACACCATGAGCGTTCCAATAAATCTATGTCTGCAGATGATGATGCTATGGTGTCTGACATTATCAACAACGATTTTGTGGACGTTGACTAATGAATCATCCCGCAGAACTAGCGGTCTATAGCTTCTTGCAATTAGCCATGGAAGGTAAAGCTAAGATGTCAAAGGAGGTAGCCGCACAGGTTGCCTCTGACGTTGAGGCTGCACTTGAAAAGCAATTCAATAGTGGACCACGTGATGACTTCCGTCTACGTATGTCTAACATTGGTAAGCCTAAGTGTCAGCTATGGTTTGAGAAGAATGACCCTGAAGATAAGATACCACTGCCACCACACTTCCTGATGAACATGATCCTTGGCGACATCGTTGAGGCTGTGTTCAAAGGGTTGCTACGTGCAGCAGGTGCAGAGTTTGAAGACAATGATGTTGTCACGCTCAAGTTACCCAATGGTCAGGAGATCAAGGGTGAGTATGACATGGTTATGAATGGCAAGGTTGATGACGTTAAGTCTGCATCACCGTGGTCATACCAGAATAAGTTCGCATCCTTTGATGCACTAGCTCAAGGTGATAGCTTCGGTTATATCGCACAGCTAGTAGGCTACGCTACAGCAGCAGGTAAAGATGTTGGTGGTTGGTGGGTAGTCAACAAAGGTAATGGTGAGTTCAAGTACGTTGATGCGTCTGACGTAGACAAGGATAAAGTACTACAAGATATCCAAGCCTTGGTGGACTACATCGACAATGATGAACCATTCGAGCGTTGCTTTGAACCAGTACCAGAGACTTACTACAAGAAGCCTAGCGGTAACCT